AACGCAGATGTTATACTTAATCCTTCTGGCGCCTTTAGCATTGTAGGCTCAGGCGTTCCCTTTAATGGTGTGCCTTTTGAAAAATCAATATAAATATTTTCATCTAAAACCAAAGGAGCGGGGGAATCTGTAGATGGCTTACTTAACTGTTTACGTCTTTCAAGTAAGTCTGTAAAATCGGCTTCAGATGCCTTAAATAAACTAGAATGACTAGGCTTCGGTACTGCTATATCTTTTGTATACTTATCCTCTATTTCTTTCTTAACGCGCTCAGTTGATTCTGTTACAGCACTTTTAATCATACGATCTAGATCAGGTACAATTTCATTACGTAGAGCCTTCTTCTTTTGTAGAAGCATCATTGCTGCATCAGCTGTCATATTTTTCAGTCTGCTTTGAGTGGAATCGAAAACTGTCGTGTGATCAAGGCCGTGGCAGATATCAGGACGGCGTAGTTTCTTATTATCCTTGAACTCGCGTTCGAATGAATCAATAACAGTATCGGGGATTGAAGGGCTCTGCTCAATCAGACGATCAAGTTCAGCACGGCAGATTTTAAGAAAATCTAAGCTATCCATACGTTCCATAGGATTTAACGCAAGTTCTACAGCAATTAAACGCTGGAATTTGCCCCATGAAACTGCCGCTACACGATTTGATTCACTTAACTGCGCATATCGCAGGAAATTATTCAGTGTTGTAAGAATACCAGCTACTAAACTTAATCCACCTATTCCAAAATTCATATATTTCTGTATGGTCTCATCTCCACCAGCAATACTACTAATACCAACACTCGCAGTACCAGTTATTGTAGAAAGGATAATAACAGGAATTGTCATAGACATATTTTGACGAGTATACATTTTTTCAGCACGATCGTGCATCCAACGATAACATCCAGCTATATCAGACCAATCTGCCATAAGAGCATCCTGCTCTTTACTCCAACCGTTCATAAAACGTTTAGCTTTAGGAGCTTCATCCGCTTTAGGTGGGGTAGGAGAGGGTGCGCGCGAGTCTCCCATTTCTTTTTTATTAGAAATTCAATTCGTCTACTTTATTGTTCCAGTGAATATCCTGAAGCCAGACTGAAAGTTTTGAAAGCTGGAAATCAGGCTCTAATTCCTTCGCGCGAGCTACACATTCTCCACTTTTCTTGGCATAAAATGTTTGACTGTCTAAAAGTTGCTTTATAAAAACAACCCATTCACTTATATTATCACGATTTGCAAATAATCCAGCAGATCCACACGCCTCTTTTAGACCAGGTGTTGGATTCGCAATGACCGGAATACCAGAAGACATTGCCTCTACAGCAACACGTCCCCAAGATTCTTGTTTACTCGGGACAAGTAGTATCTTTGTGATTGAATATACTTCTTTTATATTCGGTGTATTTTTAATATAGCGAATATTTTTAACTGTTTTATCTTTAATCTGCTTATCATATCCACCGTCAACGGCTAAAAAATCTACATCGGGCATTCGCTTTGCTATCTGAATAAGCACATCACCACCCTTATTTTTATTAAGATTAATTAATGTTACATACTTGCGATCACTTTTTGTTGATACTTGATATTCTTTCCAATAAACTGGAGGATATACAACAATCGAATTATAATGTAAATGACCGTATAAATGTTTTATCCATAAACTGTTATTGATTAAATGAATATTTTGACTGGGCATATGAGTAGATGCCCATTCTAAAAGGGGTTCTTGTTGGTGATTATGCATTACAAGAGCAACTGGTCGTTTTGCATGTATAGCTGTAAGTACAGTATGACGTGAATAGTCTAAATGAGATAGTAATACAGAAGAATGAGTAATCGCTCTTTCTACCTTTTCAGTCTCGTCAAACTTTATTATATTTACACCCTCAAATGAATTGGTAGGAAAATGCGGAACAATTACATTTACTTTAAATCCAGCCTTATCAATTAAATATTTATTCATACAGTGCGCCATCCATTCAGCACCAGCATTATGAACAGGAGGATACATATGAATAATCCATGTGATTGTTTTTTTATCTTCCTCTGCCACCTCTTTGGGCTTATATGTACTTGGCAACATGGAATGAACTCTAAGTGGTGAAATTTTTTGACCCTTAAAAGATAATAAAAATAAAAAACAGAAAATTAGAAATACAATTATATAAACCGGAACCATGACAGATGCCATCTCTAGTAGTAGCTCCTACTTTTTACGTCCAGACCCATTCAAATAAATACGCGTTGCTGCCTCTTCAGTCAGAATTTTAGGGTCGAGCGCATCTGGAATAGATACAAATTTAGGTTTGCCCTTACCTGTACTTTTCTTCATCATATAAATTCCATAAGGACCGCGGCGAAATTCATATGGACCAAGCGTGTGAAGAATGCTCTGACCCTTTGCTCGCAGTTTCTGATGAATTATATCAAGTGTCTCAGCCTCTACAAAAGGTATACGTGTATCACCCCACTGAAGATACATACCATATGGACCCTTCTTCTTCAAAATAGGCTTATCCTCTAGAGTGCCAAGCGATTCGCCAACAGCACCTGTCGCTTTTGCTTCACAAAATGCCGTTACATCCGCCTGAGTAATTTCAGCAAATGAGATACCCTCTGGCCATCCCAAAAACTTTGTAGGCTCACCCTCAATCATAAGAAGAGGACCCTTCTTTGTCAAAGCAGCCTTCACATTGCCAAACATCTTCTCACCAGGCTTCTGAGATGGACCCTTCTTAAGATCTGTCAACTTATCCTTATAAGAGGCCCATGTATCACGGCATACACCCTTCCAAGGCTCTGATCCCTGTGCCACTAAATCCAATCGGTCCTCCATTTTCTTAGTAAATCCATAATCAAAGAGATGGGGGAATTCACGTACACAGAAGTCATGAACAGATGCGCCAAGCTGTGTAGGAGAAAGCTTCTGCTTCTCTGCACCCACCTTCTTCTTCTGAATTTGACGAATAGGTGGCCACTGATTTAGCTTCTCGATATGATAACTTATACTGTCCACTTCACGAGCTGGCTTATCCTCCTTCTTTGCATATTCCTTCTCTAAAACAGTTCCAACTAGAGACGCAAATGTGCTTGGACGACCAATTCCTTTCCGCTCCAGCTCACGCACAAGTGTAGCCTCGGTGTAACGCCCAGTAGGCTTACTTTCATGAGGCTGAGCAAGTAAACTCTTCCACTGAAGGAGGTCTCCCACTTTCAGCTTTATCGCAGCTGCCCACTGATTTCCAACTGCGTCAGGCGTATCCTCTTCATCATCATCAAGAACAACAGCCGCCGCACCAGCCTTCTTCCAACCCTCAAACAAACTCCGTTTCCAGATCGCCTGCCAAACAAACTCGCCAGGATCTCCTAGCGCCTTGAAGAGAATTGTATGATCCTCTGAACGCGCTGGAGACATTACACTCTGAACTGCTCGCTGCCAGATGAGTTTGTAAATACGCAGCTCGAGACCTGTCCAGTCGCCATCAGGTACAATACACTCCATATGCGTAGGACGAATAGCCTCGTGAGCTTCCTGAGCAGCAACTGGAGCTTGCGGGGCCTTCTTACTTGTAGCTATAGTTGTTCCAAGATACTCGTCGCCAAGATTTGACTTGACCCAGTCTCTTGCATCCTTTACAGCCTCGTCGGACATATAAGTAGAATCAGTACGCATATAAGTAATATGTCCCTGCTCATACAGACGCTGAGCCGCTTTCATAGTTGCCTTCGGCTGTGAAGAGAAGAGAGCTGATGCCTCTTGCTGAAGCGTGCTTGTAATTAGCGGCTTAGGAGGGTTTTCCATACGAGGCTGTGTCTTTGTAGAAAGAATAGTGCCACGCGCATCATCATGAATATTTTGTAGGAAATTCATGGCTGACTCCTCATCATCCAATTGATCATATAGAGCCGCCTGAAATGTAAGAATAGAAGCTGCCCATGAACCAGATATGCGCCAGCTTGTCTCACTCTGAAAATTGGAAATCTCTCGCTCCCTGTCAACAAGAAGACGCAAGGCTGGTGTTTGACAACGACCAGCTGAAAGGCCGGGACCAACATGTTTCCAAAGAAGAGGGCTAATTGTAAATCCTACCATCATATCTAATACCGCCCGAGCCTGCTGAGCCTCTACACGGCTCATATCAAGACGGCGAGGATTTGTGATAGCCTTTGTAATAGCCTCCTTCGTAATCTCATGGAAAACCGCGCGAGGTGTCTTAGCAACATCAAGGTTCAAGAGAACAGCCACGCTATACGCAATTGCCTCTCCCTCTCGATCATCATCTGCCGCCAAGAAGATAGTATGTGCTCCCTTAGCAGCATCGCGAATAGCTGAGGTTGCCTTTCCCTTTTCCTTGATGAATGTATATCGCGCCTGAAAATCACGATCAATGCCAATTGCCTCAATGTTCTCTTCAAGTGCGCGAATATGGCCCATTGTAGCAATGACTTTCCATCCAGCTCCTAAGAACCCCTGGATTTTTCCGCATTTTGCTGGAGACTCAACTATACAAAGTGAATATGACATTTGACTTCTATTTGGTAGAGATGTTCGTCAAATTTGAAGCCCATTCTTTCTAAAATGCTCTTCAAAAAATGAGTAATGCGTGTCTCATCCTTGATGATAAGGAACTGGAAGAGCTACCTGTTCTTAAGAAGTCTGATATGCGTGAATGGCTTCCTGAAACTTTGAGCACTACGCGGCCATTTGATTCAGGATTTATTAAGAATACATTTCCTAGAGCATTTAATTCAAAAAATTATTCGGAGGATTTTCCACCATTGCCGAGAAATATATCAACCCCTACACTCTATGTAAAAAAGAATACACTTTCACTTTTAGAGAAAGTAAAGGGTGTTCTTTCAGTTCCGATCGATCAAGGTGAAAAGGCAGCAGAGCCTATTGAACTTCCTAGTATTAGCGATCCTCCTCCCATACGCAAACCTATTGTATATGAGCCAAAAACTCCTCCATATTATTAAACATATTATTAAACAATATGAGGTATTAAGTGAGGATTTCTGCTAAGAATAATAATAATTACAATCATCATTGATATATAGATAAATAATTCTATTGTTTTTGATTTACCTGATAAATACTCGACGGTAATAAGGACTATTCCCCAGAGAGCTATCCACCATAAATTTAAAAACGTTATTGTAATAAATGTACTGCCGTCCATATTCTACTTGAACGATTTAAAATTATTATGGGATTACTAAGAAATGGATATAACCGTGCGCCTTCAAGGAGGACTTGGAAATCAGCTTTTTCAATATGCAGCTGGACTCAGTCTTAAGAAATGTATGGGGCCGAATACTAGTTTGCATCTGATTATGCTTGAAGAGAATAAGCATAATCATCTAGGGCATGATTATAGTACAGATCTTTTTGTTAAAGGTACTAAAATAACAGAGTATACACCTACAGTACCTTATATTCAATATAGCGCATTTGAACCATGGTATCCTGAATTACTTATCAGACGCGGACCGTCGATTTATTTGGATGGCTATTTCCAATATCTTCCAGCTATTTCTGACATTTTACCAGAACTTCGTATTAGCTTTATCAATGCGCTTTGTAAAAAAACTGGATTACTTCTTAAACAGAAAACAAATACTGGATTTGTTCATGTCCGCCGTGGTGATTATTTGAAAAATCCCACATATCATTGGGTACAGACACCAGAATATTATGAAAAGGGTATGAGGACTATAGGGTTAGATAGATGGACTGTGTTTTCAGATGATATTGAATGGTGTAAAAAACAAATATGTTTTGAACAGTGTATTTTCGCAGAAGATGATAATGAACTGCGATCACTTCTTGTAATGATATCATGTTGTGGAGGCGCTGTTATATCAAATAGCTCATTTAGTTGGTGGGCGGCAATATTCGGTGCACACGAATACGGGGGGCGCGTAGTCTACCCTGAACTTTGGTCTGAACACCATAAGCCTACATTATTTCCAGATGAATGGTTACAAATTTAATGTCTGAACGTGTGAACTTTAATTTAAATCTCACCATTAGAAATGGATTCATCCACAGGTGGTGCGTTAGGGATAATTGCCTTCCTTTTTTCAAGTGCGGGTTTAATTTATGCTGCTATTAATCATAAGAAAATTCGATGTAAATGCTGTGGAAAAGATATGGACATGTCTATTGACGTTGATACAACTGATCCGCCGGTGCCTGTACCCGAACCCGAACCCGAAGAAACTCTGCCTCCGCCACCGCCTACTCTACCACGCAGAGGTAGACGAAATTCATTACCACCTCTTACTCTACCATCTATTAAAAAAGTTAGATCGGCACAAGTTCTACCCGAACAGGAAGTCTAAATAATTAAAACCCTCCTAAAATAAGATGGATGAAGGACTTGTCCTTGTTTGGGATATGGATCAGACACTTATAGGTAATGGTGTTGAAAGTAGTTATCTACTTTTTAATCCCAAAGCTATTAATATACTAAAAAGAGCTCTTAACTTAAGACCAGCTAGAGTAAGAGCTATCTTTCTTCTCACTAATAATTCAGCAGATGAATTAATAAAAGAATTTCATAGAAAACTTTCCTATAATTTAAGAGTACCTTTTGTATTTGATCAAATAATGACAGCAACTGATCCAGATCGTCTACCAACAAAACCAGATTTTGGACCACCCAAACGTCTTGAAGATGTTATTACACTACTACGCAGAGATAAAGCTGAGTTTGATCCAGCTACAGTTGCAAATCGTATATATTTCTTCGATGATGTTCAAGATCACGCAATTCGGTCTGAACTTCCAGAAGATCATTATATTCAAATTACACCACCATTTACAGCACTTACTACAGATGATACAAACTATCAACCAATATATCAAGCTCTAGGTATGACAGGTGGTTATAAAAAAAAATTAAAATTAAAACCCAAAAAAAAAGTTGGCAAGACGCGAAAATGGCGACGCTCTCCAAAATCTATAAAAGAAAAGTAAGCTATAAGTACGGGCCATAAGCAACTGCGGTATAAGCAAGTGCGGTATAAGCAACTGCGGTATAAGCAAGTGCGGTATATAAATATAATTTATACATTTCTCAGCAATAAATGAAAGATGTAGAAATTATTATAGCAAAATACAAAGAAGATACGAGTTGGGCATTAAAACTCACCCAGCCTTACATAATATATGATAAATCAAATGATCCTGTACTCTATTCTGTAAGACTTCCAAATGTAGGTAGAGAAACACATACATACTTGTATCATATTATAAAAAACTATGATAACTTAGCAGAAGTTACTGTATTTTTACAAGGAAATCCTGTAGATCATTCTGAACTTCTTGGATATTCGATTGATAATTGTATTATTGCTCTTAATGCTCTAGATAAAAATATATCTTTTAACTCTTTTTTTAAAAATACACAGGTAGATCTTAATTTTGAACACTACAGATTTATTATGTCTTCAAAAATATTTAAAGAGGACGTATCTTATTTTCCACACGACCGATCAATAAATATACTAGATCTCATGAACCAAAACATTTCTTATTTTGTAGATGGGATGAATATGGGTGATTATATTGTAAGCAATTTGTTAGTCGTTCCTGCCTTTTCAGCAGGAGCTCAATATATTGTTCCAAAGAAAAATATACTTGCAAGACCGCTTGACTTCTGGAAAAAACTATTTAGAATGTGCCAATCGCATATACTCTATCTGGAAAACAATTATAGATTTTTGGATGGATATTGTTTTGAGCGTATGTGGCCATTATTATTTAATCCTACTATTGAAATTCATCCAGATTTTTTAACTTCACCTGTTCCAACTGGCGATGGTAAAGTTGAAGTTGTAATTGTGGCTGATGGACAAGAAAAAATGCCTTACAGAAAATATTTAATTCATTCATGTCGTGAATATAAAGGAAATAGTAAGGCCTATCATTATATAAATCATATTATTAACAATTATGATAATTTAGCCGACCTAACTGTATTTACTAATGATCCTGATACAACTTCATTTATTAATGATATGAACCAAATTAAAGTAACACAAGGTCTAGCCCCTTATAGATGTACACTTTCTAAAGATACAGATCCAGTGTATTATATTCTTATGGATAAATTGAAATTATTTAATATTCAACTCCATCCTGACCTACATTATTTTGCTGGAGGACAATACTGCGTACCGAAACTAAATATAAGATCAAAGCCTCTCATATTTTGGAAAAAACTACTCGAACTATCAGAAACGAGCCCCCCAGAACTGTTCGAGCGCATGTGGATCATTCTTTTTTCACCCGAAATTCCTATTCATCCAGATTTTACGAAAAATTGAAGGAGATTGATTTGTGAATTACATCACAATGAACCTCTTTATTCTTTCAGCAAATCCAGTTGAAGCGGCTCAAGCTCACGCAGATACTCATGTTGTTAAAATGATATTGGAAGCATGCCAAATGCTTTATTCCGCACATTGGGTTGTCGCATACCCAGAGCTTTTAGAAATTAAATCAGCAGTCGGTATTAGCAGGGCACAAAAAGCATTAGAACTTCCTCTTTCTATAGCAGATGCTCCGCTTCGTAAGAATAGTAGCGAACGCGGTTATAGGCCAGTTCATCTACACCATCCCTGCACTCGATGGATACGCGAAACCATCGGAAATTACAACTTTGCCTGTCAACTCGCACTTGCTATTGGAGAAGAGTACAAATTCAGATATGGTAAAGAACATTTGTGTACAGAACACGCAAGATGGCTTCTCGCACATCCACCCTCTATTCTTAAAGGAGACTTACAGCAATTCGCAATTGCAATGAATGATGCATATAAAATTAGTGACGATCCCATTAAATGCTATCGTCACTATTATAAAACATCAAAAGATGAGAGGGATCTTCTTAATTATACACGACGTGTCAAACCATCCTTTCTAACTAATACATAGCAGACGATGGCTAAGGTCTTCGAAAAACATAAAAAATATAAAAAGACTTACGGGTCTAATGAAGTTTTTTGGGGGCTCGGTATAGAGCTAGAAACTTATTTTCAGTTCAAAAAACCCATTCAAGTCGCCGCACCTATTTTACGAACATGCCATAAAGCTGAAAGATATAGTGTTGATTATTATAAAAGTTATAACGCAGCTCATACTGATATGTTCAATAGACTTTTCCCTGATACATCTGGTTGTTTTCCACTCCCTTTTTTTATGAATGGACACAGTCTTTCAAAAGTAGATCGATTTGGAGTACATGCTACAACTTATGAGAAAATACCAAAACCAAACCCTAAATTCTCAGGAAAAACCTTGCTCGATGAAATGAAAGAATTTTCATCACTTTTTAAAGATGGCCATGAACTGTATTATGTATTCGATGGTGATACAGTTGAATTTATGACACTTAATTTCTATAAAGTAAAGCTCAATACTGTTATTAAAGAACTCACTGATTATAAAACTAAATTCTTAACTGAAATTAATCGATTTCTCTTAATTAAAGGTCTTCATAAAGAAAAAGGACCGCTTTTATATCCTCCACGCAATCCAGGATTTGCCGTTTTTTTCAGTAATCCTGGAAATGTCGTTATGTTTAATAATGGAACCTATCATATAAACATTACAGTTCCTTCTGCGCTAGGACCACTTGATCAAGATGGTACACCCACACTTGCTTATCCAGATCTTTTCAAGCATCAGCATAAACTTTGTATAAAGATGATACAATGGTTCGAGCCATTCTTAATAGCACTTTATGGAACCGCAGATCCCCTCTCAGCCATTTCACCCATATATTCAAAAGGCTCTCAACGATGTGCTCTTTCAAGATATATAGGTATTGGAACATATGATGTTGATACAATGCCTGAAGGTAAAATTATGACACTCCCTGTTAAAGATGTTATTGGAAATAACTTAGACTATTGGTGGTATACTGTGTATCATCAAACAAGCGGATATATTCCACTCGACCAAATTGGAATGGATATCAATTATAGAAAACACTATAATCATGGAATAGAACTTCGGTTTTTTGATTGGTTTCCAGAAGATAGATTACAGAAGTTAATCACCTTCTTAGTCTATGTATGTGAACTTGCTATGGATCGTGATGAGCCTGGTGCTGCTACTCTTACAAAAACATGGAATAATTTTGTAATAGGTGTGCTAAAAGAAGGTATGGGCTTTAAAATAACTGACGAAATTGCAGCATTCTATGAAAGAATTATTGGAATTCGTCTCTTAGGTTTAAAGATGAATGTGACTGAGGCTTTTGAATATATATTCAAAGAACTCAAGCGCAAATATAAAAATGGTAAAATTGTTAAATGTCTACTCTAATGGTGGCGACGGCGTGACTTCTTGCTCTTGCGTCTAGCACCACCGCGCGTGGTATTCCTCTTAAGAGAGCCCGTCTTCAGTTGTGTATAGTTCTTTAAGTCACCAAGGGTAAGAACATTTGATTCTTTCAAGTTTTCATTATTTATATTAAGAGGCTCACCAGCCTCAACTCTTAGACTATTACTTTCACGTTCATTATTCTCAATATTATTATTCTCATTATTATTATTGTTATTATTCTTATTGTTATTATTCTTATTGTTATTATTCTTATTGTTATTGTTATTCGCTCTTATATTTATACTACTCGGTCCTCCCTCGTTGGTAGGCATTGCACCAAACGCAGCATTATTCGGCTGAACCTGTAAAGAATTTGCCGAAGTGTTCAGTTTCCACTTATACATTAAGTTTTCAGGAGTAACATCGTAATCATTCTTCACATGATTCATGGCATTCATAATCTTCTTCTTCATAAGCTCTATCTCGTGCTTCTTATCACTATTAACAACATTCTGGCTGCGCTCATCAAGAGCCAATATAAAATGGTTCATGTCACTAACAGCCTCTGTCGCATACATCCGCTGAAGATCCGCATCTTCTAGAGAAGCAATACGCCCAACAGAATTTAATAAATCCTTATACCAATCTTTAAGACCAACCATAGGAATATTATAACGACGACTCATTCTAATAATGATTTCTAAATAATTTAACTCACTCCTAATGATGTTAGTTAAAAATAAGAAAGCTCAAAAAGCCTTCTTATTTTACACCAAACATGTCTAATAACTTTAAGTTTTATAGAATTTAAGATCGCTTGTAAGTCTTTGACTTCTTTCGTGATATCTTTCTGCGGCTGCGTCTCTTTCCTCCTTCGGGTGACCCCATGATTCTAGAAAATAATGAGCGAGCCTTAGTGGGCTCTGCCGGACCTTTAGCCGCAACATCCACTGCCCGACAAGGATGACAAACAGGACCCGCTTCTACAGTCTGCATTATTGCCTGTGTTTCTTCCAAGCGCTTGGTGGCATTGAAGAGAGCCTGCTGGATCTGCTTCGAACGCCTTTCCATAAAATCTCGTGTATACTCAACGTTCGTAGTATTAACAGGAGGATCCTTCTTCATTTTGGCGTTAAAAACTGCAATTAACGCATCATCTAAATTTTTTTGTGCCTTCTCGAACTCAGCGGTCATTTCTTCTATCTCCACCTTCGCACCCTCGAGATTAGCACTGAGTATCGAGAGGTACTGGTCTTTAGTCAGCAAACTATCGCTCCAATCCTTATGCGCTTGAAGTGCCTTCTTCGCCGCGGTGGCATAAGCTACGCGTCTAGGATCCATATTTCTACTATATATAAGAAAAAATGGTTACTAATAGTGAGACTTAAAATAAAGTCACGAAGTTAAATAATTTAACTCACACCCATATACAGATGGGATGTCCATATGCTAACATTATTGGGGCACCGGGTCAAGGAGTACACGCCACACGTTTTCTTGGAATGGCGTTAGTTGACTGGCTCGTAACAATTGTTCTTGCATTACTTTTTTCATATTTCTTTAAGATAAACTTTGTATATAGTCTGCTGGGATGGTTTATACTAGGTGAAATACTTCATTATGTATATGGAGTTAAAAGCGCCGTATTATTAGCAATTAATTTAGAACCTACTTGTTAATGGACATCTTGAAAACCAACGTCTTGCTTTCTTTGAGCGTGTCTTTGCTTTTCGTACTAGGTCGGCATCAGGTCCATAATGTGTTTTTCCGCAGAGCGCAAAAGAAGATATACGCGCATATGCCCATTGTTGTTCTGTAGCACCAGGACGATGACCTGTTCTCCAAGCCGCCATTCCGCGATCGTAAGATGCCTGAAGAATGTCTTTCGGAATACCTGTTGCTTTCGCCCTGTCCGTAATTGATTTTGCATCGGGGAAAAGAGAATTCCATTCCTTGGTATAAGATGATTTACGCGTTTTGATCCCTTTATTTGTCTGAAACCCAACATACGCTTTAGAGCTCTTCCAATTCATAGCACCAAATTTCTGAAATTCCTTTTTGCGTCGTGTTTGTTGTTTTTTAGAAAGACCCCTGTAATATCTTGGAGGCCACAATCTCGGGGACATCTATTAAGACTATCTAAATTGCTTTCATGATATAGACTAGATGGACGGTACAACTATACCCGCTGGAAATATAACAACATTACTTGATCTTGCCCCACGTGATCGCCAAGATAATGACCTTTTTCCCCTAACAACACAGGCGACATGGTTTACTCGTGATCCCGACCGTCGCATTCTTCCGACCGTCCCGCACGTAGCTGATTTTCCATTCCGTGGACCTGCCAGTTTTGGTCAGAGATTTACATTTGATATAGGGTCTGTACCCTGTGGAGACGTAATCACTGGATGCGCAGTCCAGATTAAACTACAACACTGGCTGGATGCAACCACATGTCTCTTTATTCAGTCTGGAAGATACATATATGTTAACCCACAAGAAGCATGGTTTTATGCTAACTCTCTTGGATCTGCTATTATAGAAAAAGCTGAACTGGAAGTCGATGGAAAAACAATCGAACAGATTGATGGCGACTTTATTAATGTATATTCTACACTTTGTTCAGACTTAAACGCGCAGATAGGACTGTCCACTGACCATCTTGGTCGTATCTCTATTCCTAATCTCATGAACTGGTCACCCTCGCGTCTTTATCCTACAGAAGATGGTGTTATCCATTGTATTCTCCCCTTTTTCTTCATGCGCACAAAACTTCGTGAGGCTCTTCCTATGATTGCTATCAAAGAAGGTTCTATACGTATTCATGTTACACTTCGCCCATTTACTGAATGTATTCGGCAGTTACAGGGCTATCGCAACTCAACTACAGAAACACCGCTTACTAAGAAAGTTACTTTTAATGATACTCATTATCCATTCGAAAAATTGGTAACTGTTCAATCATTCATCTCTGAACCGCAGTTTGAAAGTGTACGTTTACTTACATTTGGATCCCTGCTCGGAGGGAAAATTCGCGAAGCTATGATACGCCAGCCATTTGAAATTCTACACCGCGAAGTTCAGACATTCGCTTTTACAGAACCCACCAAATATACAGTTGGAAAAAACAGCAGCGCAGATACAATCCGCATTGCTCTTCCTTTAGAAGCAAATCATCCGCTTGAAGAAATTCTCTGGTTTATACGTCGTAAAGATGTAAATATGAATAATGAATGGACAAATTATGGAAATGTACTGGAAAAAGACTATGACCCTATTTTTAATGCGCCACAACCACTTCTTGTGAATGCTGTACTTCAAGTAAATGGTATAACAATCTGCGACGCGCCTGAAGATTATTATCGTGAACTTATTGCTCGCCATCATCGTGGTGGTATTACAGCCTATAACAAATTTATCTATGGATACCCATTTGCTCGTCATCCTGGTGAACATCAGCCTAGTGGAACACTCAACGCTAGTAAAGTTCAAAGTCTACGGCTTGTTCTCGAAATAAAGGGAGCTGGTGGCGTAGAATGGGAAGTTAAAGTCTTTTGTATGGGCCTTAATTGGCTCAGATTTCAGAATGGAATGGCTAACCCTCTTTTTGAAGATTAACATCGTCGCTCTAATTTAAATCTCACCGGTAGATGGAATTTCCTCCAACCCTTGTAATTAATTTAGATGACAGAAAAGATCGATGGGAAGGTATACAAGCTAGTTTTGCAAAGTGGCCAGTTAAATTAGAACGTGTACCTGCTATAAAAGAAAATCCAGGCTGGAAAGGATGTTATAATTCTCATAAGAAATGTATACAAATAGCAAAAGAAAGAAATTACCCATGGGTTCTTTTATTAGAAGATGATTGTAGATTATATGAAAATTCATCTGAACGATTTCAAAAAATACTCTCTTCATTATGGGAAAAACGTGATACATGGGAATTTTTTAATGGAGGACCAACATTCATTGATAAGATACAAAAAATTCAGAATGATCCTCCACTTTTTAAACTAGAAGGTTACGCAACACATTTCTGTCTTTTTAATCAAAGTGTATATGATAAAATTATAAATTTTCCAGAAAAACAAATTGATGCTCTATATCGAGAAAATTTAAGCATGATCTGTACACGACCGCATATTGCTTTTCAAGATTTGGGTAAAAGTGATATTCTTGATACTGATGTTGACTATTCAGGTATGTTAACATCCTCAAATGATGCGCTTGAAAAAGAAGGATTTCAAAATAAAGAAGAAGATGAATTCAGTATAAAATTCATAATGCTCTGTATAACTATAGTACTTGCTATAAATATCTATAAATAAGGGATAATCCAATTACCACCCTTCTTCATTTTCAGAATTTTGGCAGCCCCTACCATTTGATTATAATGAAGAACAAGATATGAACTATTTATTTCTACAAATACCCCGTTCGGATACAGATCACGCGGTAGTGTATCATAAGATACATTCTCTTGTTTTAATTTTGTATTCACCCATACCTGATCTTCAGGCATAGATGCCCAAAGCGCCTTGTCATTTAATGTAAAAATTCCTTGATCATAACCGTGTTTCCATGCAATAAACCCAGTACAGCAATTCTTACAGGGTTTTTTACATTCAGTTCGATCCACTTCATCACATTGAAGAAGAAGCGGTGTTACATCTAGCCTCTTTCGAATATCAGGAAGAAAATCGCCTTTTACAATAATATCTCCATCCATATATACACATGTCTGAATTACTATATTCTTGGCAAATAATGAAAGAATATCCAATTTTACAATGTTAATTTCTTGAAATGGCTTCGTGCCAAAAATAAGCTGTTTACCAAGACTATCTTTCTGAGCTTTTGTGTATAAAATACACGGAATACCTTCTCCTAGAAAAAACCGATAACATGGCATATCTGCGCACACAATTGCCAACTTCCAAGGAACTTTTGCCACCTGTAAATGTCTGTATAAGTTTAATGTTAAAAATTTATACCCAGATGTTGTAAGTGTCCATACAAGACACCCTTCATAAAGGAATTTTGTAACATCCATACTTCGTTTTATCTATAAAATTGAAAAATACCGTAGCCTTAATATCGCACATACACGGAGCACATATGGAAGATCCGTCTTATTCTTCACTGAAGCCGCGAAGACTTGTTATGACAAAAATGGAATGCTTCTATTGCGGAAAACCTCACAAAGGAACAAAACTTACCGAAGAGCTATATGGTCTTAAACACTGTGATTATCATGAAGCTGCGGCACAGCGCGATTGTAATGCCTATCTTCACGAATATAAAGTTCTTCTTATAAAAGATGCGTATAAGCATGAAATTATTGGGCGCTTTCTAAGAGCAATCGAGAATGGTTTTCCCGTTTTACGATCAAGCGGTGAAATCCAAAGTGGATGGAAACTACATGCACTAGGATGGGAAGCTACAGCAATTCGTTATGTGAGTACAGATTGGTGTATTCATTGTCTTCTAAAAAGTCCAGATGGAGATTACACTAAAGATATTCTAAAATATGTGCCTATTCTGAATTTTAAGATAGATCCTATTTACAAGGCTATTCAACATGAAGTTCCAGAAGATTTCTTGTGGCTTGTTGATCAAACCGTCCTATGTATGATTGAAGGGATTTATCTTAAAGACTACGAAGAAGTACAGAAACTACATCAACAAGAGTATCCAGAATTGTCTTTTACTCGTGAAGTTGTATATGAAGGGCGAGTTGGGCGTATTCTTATTCCTTCAGAAGTTCCTAGATCAGAAGCACCCAGTTGTGAAATTATTACATACGAAGAAAATCCGGTCTAAGTAAAAGATACCAGCAAAGAAGAGATGGTGGCCGCACTGCTTAGAGCTCTAAATAGCGGAGTTCAAGATGATAGGCTTTTACCCCATTCATCCCAGCCACAAATCCAAATGTTTCTAAAAGCATTCATACGCGCTGGTCGATTTACAACTCAATTTACTCGTCTTGATTTTGATCTACGACCGAGATTAGGTGGAAAGTTCAGTTTAACTATCCCCCGCAAAGGACATCTTATTTCCAGGCTCTATATGGTCACTACAATGCCCGATATTGCCGCTGCGCAGTTGGCTGCAAAGGCAGCATGTGATGCCTCAGGTGTTGTCTTTGCTGGACCGACATTTGGATGGACAAATTCACTGGGTCATGCCCTTCTTTCAGAGGCTACAATTGATATTGGTGGTGCGCGATGTGATCGTCTAGATGGAAAATTGCTGGAAGTTCTTGATGAATTCTATACACCGCTAGAAAAGACAACACTTATGAATACGGTTCTGCCAAGAAAAGATAATGGATTTACAGTCGGCTCATTTGGATTGGGCGTGACACCTACTGTTGCTGTTACACCACTTCCTTTTTGGTTTTCTTCTGGAGATAGCGGCCTTTTTCTACCCATTGATGCTATTCAGACAGATAATGTAGTTCTGAATATAACATTTCATGGAATTAATAGTCTTTATGTAAGTACAGGTCAGCGTTTGGCAGCTGCAGCACCCGATATTGCGTCAGGGTTGGTTCAAAAAACCAGCCATGATTGTATTGAACAAGCAGATCATAGTGTACTAACATCTCCTATAACATCTACAGTAACAACAACATATGCGCCAAACTATACACCTGTCTCAGGAGGTAGTTATTTACCTCTTTCTGGTAGCCCTTTTTATTATGAAAATCCCAACGGAAGAGCAGTTTATGGATTAGATGGAGATCCAACAAAATATAAAAATGTGTATCCTATTCCTAAAATTACTATGCCCTCTACTTTTACACTCGGTGAAACATATATCATGGCAGAATATATATATCTAGATAAACCTGAAGCAAACCAGTTTCGTATAGCAGATATTCATCTTCCTATTCCGCAACATTACCCATTCGATCAATTAGATACTCAAGCATTGCCGCGCGTAAGGTTTCCTTTAAAAGTGCCAAATCCAACTCGTAATCTGTTTTTTTATTTACAGCGCTGGGAAACTGTAAGTTATAATACACCCTTCTTAGCTACACGAGATCTATCTGGTACTGGAGTACCCAACGCACCCTGGTGGCCAGATGCTTCAGGTCTTAATGTGTATGGTGTTGGAGATTATAGTCCTGGATTTAGTACGCGTGAATCAGAACCTCTAAATTCACTCGAACTTGTATATGAAGGAAAACTATCCCGTTATTCGACGGACTCACCTTCCATCTTTCGCTCACTCATTCCATCATTTGAAATGAGAAAAAGTCCATGGGTTAATCGCTATTTCTACACTCTTCCCTTTGGACTTCAACATGGATTTATACCCGCATCTCTTTGCTCAGGAGAGGCGAATTTAGATAAGATTGTAAGTATTGATTTGCTTATGAATTTAAAACCAAATCGTGGCTCAATTAATCCGAACGATGTTCCGCGCTATTTTGTAAATGTATGGGCGGAGACATATAATATATTACGAGTTTATGGAGGCCGTGCGGGCCTTCTCTTCGGGTATTAAAGTCAAAAGTACAGCAAACTGTTCCTTTGTTATAACAAGAGATGTGCTCACATTCTTCTTTCTAGCATAATTAAAAAGATGATCGCCAATGAAAGACCATGGACGTCCATAAATTGTCTTATTAAGCCTAAGTTCTAAATCAATCGCTTCTTCAGGCTCAAGAAAAAACCAGCTCGTCATATCAGTTATACAAAGCGTAAGATCCGCCATATTCTTACTATAAATAAAAAAGTTTAGACCTTAAATTTCTAGTTGTTTCATCATAGAATAAGAAGCATCTATACGCCCTTTTCTCAAATAACATGGATCTAATTCAGCAATTTGCTCGATCGATTCATTTGACGTTAAAATAAGTACTACATTTTCATAAAGTATCATATCATCCAAGAATGTATTATATGTGCTTTTATTGTAGACAAGTGTTTGAACATCTTTATGAAGAGTAATTGTGTTTGTATGAGCTGCACGAATTAATGTATTTGCCTCTTCAATCACAATCACAAGAGGCTTAGCGTCGTCTTCTCCTATTTCAGCATCACGCGCTACACTATGAAGATTATCACCAGGAGTTGTAGGATTAAAGGTGTGACAGAATGAACCGTCTAATTCTTTTGCTAGAAGAATTCCAACTGTGCTTTTTCCAGCACCAGATACACCATGAAGAAAAATAATAGCACGCCTCTTTTTATTAAAAATAGAAATAATATCGGAAATGATATGTATTTGTTCTCCCTGAGGAATTATATTTGTTACATCCAATTTTCGCTGACTATAATATAATCCTCCTGAGTAAGAACCCATGCGATTATAAAACTTAATTGATGTCTGTTTTGGCCGAATAGGTTCAAGTGTTGTAGGATGAAATATAACCTCATCTGATTTAATCATTAAATCAAAAATAGAACGCGCTGTTATCATATGAATTTGCACACTCACTGCATCATTACGATCACCTGTTATATAATATCCTATACAGTTAAATCCTATAAATGTACCATATGGAGAAATCTTTCCATATTGAAATGCTGTGCCACTCGATAGTGTCGTCTTTTCTAGAAACTTGAATATCTTTCGCACCTTTTCTTCGTCATTTCGGATTATAAAATAACCAAGTCCAAAAAAACGGAGTAAA